CTGTCATAGTAGCATTTAATAGTCCTGGTATAAATGTTTTATCATCTAACCCAAAAACCGAAGTTTCTGTTACATCTGCTGTCATAGGAGTATCTATTTTATTCAAAAACCCAGTTATATCATATCCACCCGATAATACATTTATCGATTTACCATGTTGAAAAGCCATGGAATCACCTCCTTAAATACTATGTATACCAAGGGTCTACCATTGTTGTAAAATTTAACATAGATTCATGCCGTCTATTATTATCACGTCCTAAATCAAAAACATCTCCAACTTGAGAAATATTAAAATAAAAATGGCCATTAATTATTGTACTAACTTTCCCATCAAGTGCATCACGTACTAACTCAACCCATCTATGCATAGTTTCTTTTGATAAATGACGGAATACTATTTGAAAACTTGGTTGATATATCTTAGCATGACCAGTACTAAAAGTGTAAATTGGAGATAAACCCTTATTATCCTCAACACTAATGCAATTATCAGGGGAAACTGGGAGTTCATCACCAAAAACATTGCTAGTATCAAAATGTACAACACTATCACTTATAGCCATAATTAATGTTGCAATGTCTGTATTAATATCAAATGTTGTATGTGTCATAGTTTATCCCCTCCGTTACCAATTTCTCATTTCACCCAAAATTCTATCAACACGCTGAACTATACGAGAAATTATGTTAAACGCCCTTTTTCTTACAGTTTTAGCTAAAAACTTAGGTTCTCCGCCATGTGGATACCTGGTATGCTTTTTAGCATATAAATCATCATGTACTATAATTGCATATTCAGTAGTCATTTCATTAGTCTTAGGATTAATTTGAGCCATACTTTTACCATAACCACCAGAAACAGATACTCGATTAGGTTCTATAACTGGAGGGTCAACAAAACGTGACATAAGTAATGAACCGGTATCAACAGGTGTTAAACTTCCAGCTTCAGAATTTATAGATTCAGCTTCTTCATGTAATGCTAATGCAACTACACCTGGCAATTCCCTAATAAGATTATCTAGTGCTGCAATTGCTTCAGTGTCGCCCTTTGCGTAAATATTTACGAATCTTTGGTTATCAGCCATATGAACTCATCCTTTACACTCTAGTATAGATAGCAGTATAATAATTAGCTCCTGTTTCATCTGGTTCAGAATTTATCGCTAATATTTCTGGTATAACACCATTTGGCAATACAATTTTATCTCTTTCAGAAACAGTTACTGTATTATCAACATATATAGTACAAGTTGAATACATTTCTTGACCCTGTTTATTTCTCACAATTTTAGCTACTGATTGTATTCTAGCCTTAACAGATGTAGCAATAGAAGACCATGTAAAATCATTATGAAAATCAGTGCTTACATACGGATATATAAGTAATGTTTGTTGTAATAATTGAGATAATTGATAATCCATAATAAAAACCTCCAATAATATCTACATAACCATATTAAATATACCACTAGCATCCCAAACAACAGTAAAATTTTGATTTGAAATATTTTCATCTGCGCCAAAATTTACCCACCCAATTAGTGCACTCGTAGCAGAATTACCGGTATCATACCTTAACACAGCATAACGAAATGTTTTAGTTAATGCTAACCATGCAGCATCATCTGCATCAAATGTACCAGTGTGAGTCCCTGCAACATATGTTAATGTGGAATTTGATAAAGCAACTCCTCCCGTTGTATATCCGGAACCATTCGTAACTTCATTAGTAGCACTTGAAAAATATTTATCAGTATCCTTATTTGGGCTATAAGAGTTAGTATGTAGACTTAGTTTGACATTACCATCAGTTAATGCAATCTCTTTATTAGGTAAAGTAAGGGACAACTCTCCATACAATGTAAAAGTTATAGCCATTTTTTATACCACCTTTTAATCATCTTCATCGCCATCCGGAATAACATCTGGCAATTTACGTTTCATCAGACCTTTATAGAATGATGGATTTTCTCTATCACCATCAGAATTAACAGTCTGTTCATCAGCTTCACTTATTCCACCACAGTACGGATACACAAACCTATTAGCGGATTGTCTTAATCTATCTGCTAACTCACGATATGATTTAGACCTATCAAGGTACATTATTCGCAAATCTCCGACACGCTTATCTTGAGCTGCATTACCAAATTTAGTGGCAATTGCAAGACAAGCTTCAACAGCGCTTAAACGCACATCAGAATAAGTAGTAAGCAAATAATTAATTTCTTCATCATAAAGTAATTTATCATTTGTATTTGTATCACCAATAAGAAATCTAACCTTATCTTTATCTGTTGTGGGGCCTACATATGTCCATGTTAATGACATAAATTCACCACTTTTCTAAAAGGGGAAGTTGTAGCTCCCCCTTCAATTAATTATATTTATGCTTTAACAGCTACAACAACAGAAGTTGGGAGTGCATATTTAACAAATAGTCTCGAACGTCCAGCACCGCCACCAGTAGAAGAAGTTACAACAGTAGCTGTTATTGTACCAGTAGAAGCATACCTCTTGACTAGACCTTTATATGCGCCTGTTCCCGTGCTGGATAAAGCAGTTGAAATTCCACCTGCGCCATTAACATCAGCTATAGGAGCAGTTTTAACATCAACAGCGATAATGTATCCATCGCCATCGTCTGCATCACCAACATTTAATACTGCTGTGCCTGAGTTTGTCCATAATGCTGAATTGTCCCATATAACACCAAGTACAGTTGCACCTGCTGGTATAGAAACAGTAGCCGTATATGTTCCGGTACCAGCTGTTTCAGTAAAACTTCTTTCAGCAAAAGCTACGGTTCCATTTGCATCAGTTATAGTTGGAGTATTTATAGCAGGGCTTGTTAAAGTTTTATTTGTTAATGTCTGTACTCCGGCTAGCGTACAAGTTGTACCGGTGCTACCTGTAATTGCGTTTATGTTAGTGCCATCATTAAAATATATGCCAATTCCTCCACTTGCCAATGTGGCAGTAGACCCAGAAGCATTTTTTAATGTAGCAGTTTGTGATGTTTGGTTACATACTACGTAAAAATTCGTCCAAACAGTATTAAATATAACATTAAAACCAGCATCACCAGTACCGGCCAAAAATATAATATTTGACTTCATATCTTCATTAGTAAGTGTTATATCTGCATGACCAGAGCCAACACTCTTTGTAGCTATATTAAGAGCCTTAACCAATAGTTTCCCTATTTTCCCCTTACCAAGAGTAAAAGTATTCATTTTTGGTCTCCTTTCTAAATGATTAAGGGCTGATTATTATTAACCAGCCCATTACATTTATGTTTTTTATGATATTGCAGTGTAGAAAAATGCTCCAAGGTCTCCAGCAACAAGTTTACAATCAAATGCAGATTGTCCTTCAACTCTATCACTTTCAAGATGTTCCATCCTGAAATTTTTAATTGCTGTTGAGTAGCCAAGGCCAGATAATCCCTTCCAGGAGAAGGTGTAACCAGCTGAAGGAGTAAGTAATCCAGGGTTAGGAGCTGAATAGCAAAGCAATGCACACTTCGAATTAACGAATGAATATGCAGCAGTTTCGCCTTCAACATTAGTTGCTTTAACGGCACCAGATATCAAAATTCTTTCAACTTCAAAAAGTCGTGCAATGATATCAGCTGTTATAATGCCAGCCTGTGTATACTTAAATCTATCTACGATATCAGGATGATTCTTCAATGTTTCAAATGTATCAACTGACAATACGAGTGTATTTGGCTCAAAACCTGTTATTGACTGTATATATATTCTAGCTGCTTTAATGTCTGCTATTGGGTCACTATTTTGATAGTCATCCCATCTTACAAACTGGTCAGTTGATGGGCCAGATGCAACGCCAGTATAATCTTTCCAGCCTTTGGATACTGCCATATAGTTGGAAGCAAAAGTAATTTCTCTTTTTAACAGAAGTCTTTGAGTTACAAACAATGTTGCATCTCTTTCCATATCCAACATCGAATCTGCATTTGCTCTTATCTGGTCGGGGATATCTTTATGAAAAGCATATACTTTACAAGCGTAAGTATTAGTTGAATCAAGATTATAACCTCCACCAGCTGATTCTGTAGCAGGCGCTCTTAGTTGTGCCTCATCTCTGAACCAATCATTTTTAGTATACAGATAATAAATATCTGTTTGTTTATCAACTGGAACAACTGGGAAAACTTTATCAGCAACAAAATTATTTGCTGATTGAATATACGCAATTGATATATTTGTTAATGGCGCATTTACGTGAACCGAAGTTGATGTTGGTTGTGCCTTACGGATAATATTTCTTTTTGGTAAAATTATTTCACTCATTTTTTTTCTCCTTTCTTAGAGACAATTTTTTTATGCCGCACGATGCGGATTAAGACAATTAATAGCAGCAGTTATAAGACCACCAGCAGTGGTATTATCTTCAATTACTTGCCCTACAATATATTTTGTAGTGTCGCTTCCAGGTGTATATGCTGCTGCTTGCCCATCTCCTGAAGTGCCAATTAGATTCCCAACCGTCAAGTCTGCATCACCAGATACTTTACTGATACCAGTAATCATAACTTCAGCAGCTCCTCCACTAGCAGGGTTATTCTGCAATACTCCTATTGGCACATCAGTTGCACCATTACAAACAACTACTGTATCGGCAGCTGAAAGTTTAACAAAATAATACTGACTTGAAGTTAAACTAGCTCCAGCAATAAAAGTTGCTTTAAATCCTTGAAGTTCATAAGCCATTTATTTCCACCCCTTTACTTTTTATTTTGACCTTATTTTGCTCTTGGCGGGTTAAAACAATTTAATGTTATT